GCCATGGTCGTTCATGAACTTACAAAACCGCAGTCAACCCCTAAAATCTTTTCTGGAGAATGACACGCAGGTAATTACAAAGATGTAATTACAATCACGTAATTACAGTGTATACTTAGCAGACTATGGGCGTAATCCAAAATCTTTTCGGGCGCGAAACCACGCCAGCAATTACAGCTGCTAAGGCTGAAATCAAAGCACAGATTAACCCTGCTATTTATGACGCTCCTTATGGTCAATACTGGGGCAACTACGGCATGGGTGGCTATAACAATTTCGCCACTTCCTATTGATCGCCACGCAATGAGCGTTCCATCTATTGCTCAATGTCGTAACCTTATTTGCGGAACTATTTCCAGTATTCCGCTTGAAATTTATTCTTCTAAAACAGGTGCAGAAATTGAAGATGTGCCAATGTGGGTTCGTCAACCCGACAAACGCGCACCACGAGCTGTAACAATTTCATGGACTGTTGATTCACTTCTTATGTACGGTGTTGCATATTGGAGAGTTACCGATGTCGATGCTAGTAATCGTCCAGCCCGCTTTGAGTGGATACAGAACGACCGTGTCACTCTTAAACTTAACAAGTTCAACTCCGAAGTTGATTATTATATGGTTAACGGGGAACGCGTACCAGATAATGGCGTGGGAAGTCTCATTACCTTCCAGCACCTCGACCAAGGTATTTTACTCCGCGGCTCTCGAACAATTACGGCTGCAGCGAATTTGGAACAAGCGGCTTCTATCGCTTCTCAAACCCCACAACCTTCCGGATTTATAAAGAACTCTGGTGCTGATTTACCAGATGATGTCATTCAAGGACTTCTTGCAACATGGAAGCAAGCTCGTCTTGCTAAATCAACTGCATATTTAACTTCTACTCTTGATTACACACCTACACAATTTTCTCCTGCAGAAATGATGTATAACGAAGCAATTCAGAACATGTCTTTGCAGGTTTGTCGCATGATGAATGTTGATGCAACATATCTTTCAGCTGAGACAATGCGTTCTAATACTTATTCAAACATTCTTGATAAGCGCAAGGAATTTCACGCTTATACACTCCAGCCTTACATCACAGCAATCGAAGACCGTCTTTCACTTGATGATTTAACACCACGCGGTCAAGTAGTACGTTTTGCAGTAGATGAAACTTACCTACGCAATGATCCACTAGAGCGTCTACAGGTAACTGAAAAGATGCTTCAACTAGGACTAATCGACGTCGACCAAGCGAAAGCAATGGAAGACCTAACACCGGATGGAAATACAAATGAAGCTTGAGTTTTCAGCAAATGTAACTGCAGCTGACGCACAGCGCAGAATCATCTCTGGCAAAATCGTACCTTTCGGAACGCCTGGTAATACTTCTGCCGGTTCCGTCATCTTTGAGCGTGGCTCCATTCAAGTCCCGAACGTCTCTAAAATAAAGCTGCTCGCACAGCATGAACAAACTGCATCGGGAGTCATTGGACGCGCTCAATCTATTCACGAAGCAGAAGATGGCATGTATGCAACATTTAAGGTGTCTGCATCACGCGATGGTGAGAATTTTCTTATTAAGGCTGCAGAAGGTTTACTTGATGGGCTTTCCGTTGGTGTTGAAGTTATCGCATCAAAAGAACGCAAAGATGGCACTTTAGTAGTTACTGCTTCTAAACTCAATGAAGTCAGCCTTGTCGAAACTCCAGCATTTGATGCAGCACGTGTTTCATCCGTAGCAGCGCAAGCCGGAGAAGATGCTGATGATGCAGCCGAGGAAAACCTCGAAATGATGGAAGATGAACAAATACAAAAGATTTCTGATGCAGTAGAAGCCTTGAAGGTAATTCAAGAGACTGAGAAGGCATTGGAAGAATCCGAAACCCAAACAGAAAGTGAGGCAAGCGTGTCAGAAAACACAGCAGCCGCAACAACTGAGGCAGCAGCAGCGGAAGCCTCACCAAAAATCAACGCAGCAGCACCATATACAGCTGCAACAACAGCACCTCGCCATGGAATTACTTCTATGGGTCGTTACATCGAGCATAAGGTTCGTGCAGCTTCTGGAGATCATGAGTCAGCAGCATGGATCGCAGCAGCAGAAGACCCAAAGGTAGTTCAGGCTGCAGTTGACTCTATCGGCACAACTAACCCTGCCTTCAACCCAATTCAGTATTTGAAGGAATTCGTTTCTAACACCAACTTTGGTGCTCCAGCTCGTGATGCAATTTCACGTGGAGTTCTACCAACATCAGGTATGACATTCCAAGTACCTTCTCTTATCACACCAACAAATGATGCTCCTACTGTCGCAGTAACATCAGAAGGTGGAACACCTGCCAACCAAGGTATGACATCTCAGTACCTCACAGGTACAGTTTCCAAGTACGCNGGNCAACANACCATCACACTTGAACTCCTAGAGCGTTCAAACCCTGTTTTCTTTGATGAACTTTCAAAGCAGATGGAACTTGCTTACTTGAAGGCAATTGACGCAGCAATCTTGTCTGGTCTTGCTTCACAAGGAACAATCGGCACAAAGAACTACACAGGTGACTCAGCAGGTATCATCGATTTCGTTTCAACAGAATCCGCTTTGGCTTACCAAGGTACATCTATGTTCGCTAAGAATTACTTGGCTGGCGTAGGACAGTGGACAACACTTATGGGTGCAGTCGATACGACAGGACGCCCAATTTATAACGCTGTTTCACCTTGGAACGCAGCCGGTGAGTCAAACCCTACTTCAATCAAGGGTAACGTTCTCGGACTTGATCTCTACGTTGATTACCAAGCTGTTTCGACAACTGCTGCTGATAACTCAGCATTTGTTATCGTTCCTGAGGCTGCAACATGGTATGAGTCTCCAACTTCATACTTCTCAGTCAACAACGTTTCAAACATGGAAGTCCAAATGGCTATCTACGGTTACGGTTCACTTTTGGTTAAACAACCTAAGGGTATCCGTCGCTTCAACGTAGCTTAATTTAGGAAATAGTACGGTCGCCGGCGGTTAGTAGCCCTGCCGCCGGTTGACCCGACAAGAAAGGAAAGAGCATGACTGCATACGTTACGGTTCAAGAACTCCGTGACAATCTCGGCATTGGTACGCTTTATAGCGACACCATGCTTCAAGAGGTCTGCTCTACAGCTGAGAATCTCATCAAGAAACAACTCTGGACGAATGAACTTCCAGTTGTCTCAGGGGCTATTGCAGACGGCAAAGCGTACGCCGTCATTAGTGCGAACCCTGCTTTTGTTTATGGTCAATCCGTAACAATCACAGGATGTGGCACAGAACTCAATGGAACGCACACCATCACATCCACATATCCATGGACAAATGGTTCTGCGTCATTCCCATATTTCAATACTTTTCCGTATAACAACTGGAACTTTCCACGCGGTTATTCGATTATTCAATACACACCAACTGGCACACCATCAGATAAGCCATGGCATCAAATTTTGCCTTATGGCAAAGTAGCCGGCGAAGCATTTGGTGATTCTGCTGATTACGGCGCAATTCCTGAAATTCGTGAGGCTGCCATGATGATTGCAGTTGATGTTTACCAAGCCCGTCAGCAATCTAACGCCAGCGGCATATCTCCTGATTTCACTCCTTCTCCTTACCGTATGGGTAACTCGCTTCTATCTCGCGTTCGCGGTTTAATTGCGCCACATCTAAGCCCACGTGGAATGGTTGGTTAAAAATGGCATACGCTGCCGTCACAGCGATCCGTTCAACCGTTGCCACAGCCTTAGATAACCCAACGGTGTGGCAGGTCTTTTCGTTTCCACCTGCCTCACCTTTGGCTAACTCGGTAATCATTACATGGGATGATCCTATGGTTACACCAAATAACAACACGCGTAAAACCATTGATGCTACGGCTCATCTGCGTTTAACGTTAACCACAGAACTGTATGACAATCAAGCCGCTTTGGTTAACATCGAAAACATGATGTCAAAAGTATTTACAAAACTTTCAGATTCTTCTTTAATTTTCAACATCGTAAACATCTCAGCTCCAACCGTTCTAGGGGACGATGCTGGTAAAATGTTATCCGTTGAAATGTCCATTGAAACCCTAGCGAATTGGATCGCATAATGAGCGAACTATCACCAGAAGACACAGCTTTCCTGATTAAAATTGGTCAGGTTCAACCG